TCTAAGGTAGTAGCGTTACCAGAAGGGTAAGAGGCTGAAATAGCGCAATACAGGTGGCGAAGATAGTGCCTGTGCCTCGCAAGACTGTCGGGTGAGCGATTCCGCAATGGGAGAACTTTGAAGGCAAACCTAGGTAGGCTAGGTGCGCTTAAACCGCTTGGGAGTAGCTTAAAAGCAACATACTAAAAAATTTAACTAGACTTATTTAAGACTATTGGGCAAACTACATTTACTCAATAACGAGTAAACATTTAAGGGGAAATTAAATGAGAACAAACGACCAGCTTCTAGCAGATTTAAAGGCAAGTAAAGAGTTAGGCTTGCCATTTGTATTGACTGCTGAAGAAAAGGCTAGGGCATTTGGTGATGCAGAGTGGCCTAATCGCGATACAACCGCTAGAATTAAAGAAATGTGCTTACGATACAAAGCTGGCTTGGCTTTATCTAAAAGCGACATTAAAGAAGTAAAAAAACATTTAAGGGGAATTAAATGAAAGACTTTTTACTAGCTTGTTTGTTAGGTGGCATTTTGGGAGCAATGGTTGGATATGCAGTTCCATCTCATGCCCAGACTTTTCTTTTAACTAGCCCACAAGGTTACAACATGGGTACGGTGCAAATTCAAGGCAATACAGCCCAGTTCGTAAACCCACAAGGTTTTATTACACAAACCGCAACTTTGTATAATAATCAAGTGGTTATCACAACTCCAAATGGCGTTACAACTACAGTAATTGGCAATACTGGATATACAACACCGCCAAGCCCATCAACACCAATGTCACCAAGGGTGATGCAGTAATGTTTGACGAGTTCTGGTCGTTATACCCAAAGAAAGTCGCCAAAGGCGCAGCAATGAAAGCCTGGCAAAAGTTAAACCAAGCCGAGAAAGATGAAGTAATGGCACAGTTGCCAAACCATCTCAAATATTGGAAACTAAAAGGTACGGAAAAAGACTACATTCCTTATCCCGCCACATGGTTGAACCAAATGCGGTATTTGGATGAGCTAGACTTTGAAGTAACCAAAAAGCCACCAAGTTTGCCTTGGTATTCGACTGATGAATTGACTCTTGCTAAGGCTAGAGAATTAGGAATAACGCCTTATGCAGGAGAATCTTTCGCCCAATTACGACAGCGAATTTCGACATCAATCAGCCGTCAGGCAGTTGTGTAAATGGCGACACGAATGGGGATTAGCAAAGTTTAGGTCTTATTTGCAGAAATACAACTGGTCGCAAGAAATCATTGACGATTTTTACGAACAGTTTAGACTTGGTAACAAAGGGGAAAAAGGATGTTGGAAAAAACAATCATCGCAGCAACAGGACTTGGGTATTTGATGGTAGGCGTATTGCAATTACGCAAAGGTTCTATACCTAACGCTATGATTTGGTTGGGATATTCTTTTGCACAAGTTGGTTTATGGATGGCACTTAAATGAAAGAATTTGACCCACACAATGCTTATGACACGATTGAGCGCATAAAAAAACAATACGCCCAGGCTGAAGGATTAGCTGCTGGTCTTGAAGCAAAGAAAAAAGCCATTATTGCCATTATGATGAAAAAGTCGGGTGAGCAATCACTTGGGGCGCAAGAACGAGAGGCTTATGGTTCTGCTGAATATGCTGAATATTGTGAGCAAATTGGTGAAGCCACAGCAAATAAAACTCTATTAAAATTGGAAATCACCCAAGCACAAATGGAGTTCGAGGCTTGGCGTTCAGAACAAGCGACTAACCGAAACCTAGAAAGAATAACAAGATGAAACAAGATTACTCAGAAAACTACCTTCAAATTGCTAAATTACTCAAGGCTTATCACAACGCTACGCTTGTCAAGAACTTTGAAAAAGCCACCAAGATTGCCCACGAATTAGCTGATGAGACTATCAAGCTAGAGTTCAATACATACGACCAAATTAGGAACTCATGGCTAAACTAATGCGAAATATGTTTGCCACGCATACTGACTATGCGGATTTTAAAGGCATCATACCTAGCAATCCATTGTTTGTGCCAAGTAATGTAGATGGCATCTGTGAGCGTAATGGTCATTTCTTAATAATGGAATGGAAACGCCCAGATGAGAAAGTAAGCAAAGGCCAAGAGATATTGCTCAAAGCATTAGCTGAAAACCCACGATTCATCGTGACAATCATTATCGGCAATACAGACAATGGCACACAGATTGATAAATATTTTACTGTTGGCATAGATGGAAAATGCGCCCTAGCTGGTGTAGGGTTTGAACAATTTAAGGCGTTTTATCGCCAATGGTACGAGTGGGCAGATGGCAATATACCGAAACAAAAAGCTGCTTGAAATCGTCAGGCAATTACCTTGCCAACATTGTGGAGTAGAAGATGGAACAGTTGTCGCAGCACATTCAAATCAGCTTCGAGATGGTAAAGGCAGAGGACTTAAAGCACATGATTACCGAATATCGGCACTCTGCTACAAATGCCATGCGGAAATCGACCAAGGAGCGTTACTCAGCAAATCTAGCCGTATTGAAAGATGGGAAGAAGCACACCGCAAAACTATTGGCGAACTATTTGAAAGAGGTTGGTTAAAGCTCTAAGGGGTCGAAACCTAGCTCTGATATTTTAGCTGCTCTGCGCCTAAATGTAGCATCATGTTTAGTCCAAGCATCGGTAATTGTTCCGCTACGACTCATGTGTATGCACTCATGTAACAATGTAGAAATAACCGTTGTCAGCCAGCCACATCGAGCATCAGAAATAGTTATGATGTGTTCATAATCTCCGCCATCATCGTAAAGATATGTTCCCATAGTTTCAGGGTCAGAATCCACAATAAATTTAATTTCTTCAGGCAACGGCAAATTCCACTTATTAAGCGGTTCACATAGCATCAATGCGCTGTATAAATTTTTTAATATTGATGGCGTTAATTTCATGATAAATGCTTGAGTTTTGCGTGAGGTATTACAGTACGAGTATCGGTTGAATGTGCGCCACAAGCCTTACATTGATAACGCTGGTAAGCACCTGTCGTAGTATAACGAAATCCTTTGCTAAGCAGACTAGGCTTGGAACAAGTGGGACAAACAAACCCATCCCTGTCTTTCATCATTATTGTCTTGTTTAAAGGGGTTTTAATCCAAGGTGTGAGGCGGTTATATAGCTTTTCAAGCAATATCACATCCTGAATATTATATTCTTCCATTGTTTTCCAGGCTTTTTTATCGCCATTCATACATTTAACCCAAAGAATATGACCTTCATGGTCTTTCTTTTTACCTAATCCAAGGCGTTGGGCCACATAATCTAACTTGTTGCTTGGAAATCTAAACTGGCTTCTGACAGTCCGCAACAGGTCAATCTGTTTGATTGGCGGTGGCGGTGGCATTTTATGAACCAAAAACTCTTTATTCAGAGTCGGTATATCAAACTTTGAGCCGTTGTAATGCACTACCGCATCAGCTTCGCATAGCATGGCATGAACGCCCTCTAACATCTTTTTGGCATCGTTTCGATGAACTGAATCAAAATAAACATCTTTATTGCCTAGCCATTTAGCCGAGTAACACATCGTGTATGAAGATTCTAATAATTGGGACAATCCCACATTCTGTTGCCAAATACCCCAGACATGGGCTAAATTGGGTGAAGTTTCAATGTCAATTAACAGTATCTTCAAGGTTTACCCCTTATAATCAATAAGTTACTGAATACTAACCTATCTATATGTCATTTGCTGTCAAAAAAACCGATAAAAATCAAGCGAATGTTGTAAAAGCGCTACGAGACTTTGGTGCTGATGTTTATTCTTTGCATACAGTTGGAGGAGGAATACCCGACCTCTTGGTGCTTTACGAAGGTCATACCTTGCTTTTCGAGGTTAAAGACGGAGCAGACAAGAAGCTAACACCGCTTCAAATCAAGTTGTTTGCTAATTGGAAAGGTGGGCATTTGCACAGGGTAAATTCCCCAGAAGAAGCGGTAGAGATTCTTAAATCCTTATGCTAAACACTTATTATCAAGTCTTTGAAAAGGCTTTGCCTAGCGACTTTTGTGATTACATTGTCAAGACGACTGATTGGAATAGCGCCCAAGAAGCCAAAGTTAGGCGCAATGGTGATGAACTAGACCCTATTGCAAGAATCAGCCAAAACATCTGGGCAGATAAAAATTCCCCAATAGGTTGCGTTGCACAAACTTACATAGGGCTGGCAAATCGTATATGGAACTATACACTTAATCGTATAGAGGACATCCAAATGACCGAATACAAACCAAAAGGTCATTACGACTGGCATATTGATAGCTTTGAGCCTGTAAATGGAGAGCAAAGAAAATTATCCATCAGCATCTTGCTAAACGATGAATTTATCGGTGGCGGTTTAGAAATCAACGGAAAATTCAAAGAATCTGTATTAAAATCGAAGGGAGACATTGTTGTTTTTCCGTCTTTTTTAAGTCATCGAGTCGTGCCTGTTGAGTTAGGCACTCGATATACCGCAGTTTCATGGGCTTATGGCCCTGCATTTAGATAGGATTGATATGCCTTTAGACAAATCTGGTAGTTCAGCATCGGTAGGCCGCAACATTAAGGCGGAAGAAAAAGCGGGCAAAAATCGTAAACAGGCTCTTGCTATTGCTTTAAATGTAGAGCGTGATAATGCTAAAGGCAAGCGCAAAGCCAAGCTAGAAGAAGCCTATGGCAAAGTATTGGGCAAAAAAGAAGCCCAACACAAAGATGCCGTAGAAATGTCCACAAAAAAACACATGAAAGGGTAACAACATGAAAAAAATGACCCATACATACAAAAAAGAAGATGCCATGTTGCGTGAAAAAACACCTTCTACGCTAGAAAAACAACAGGCAAAACGCCAAAAAGACAAACCAGCGCCAGAAATGGAAGCAGGTAAAGGCAATATTCTTATTGAGAAAGAGAATAAACGAGCCAAGCGCAGAGAAATGCTTGATAAGGCTATGATTGCTGCGATGAAAAAAGAAGGCAAAGACCCTTACTAAAATCTGTTGTAGAATAAAGTCTTACAAATCAATTACTTGAGAATGTATGGACAATAAAGTGTCGAAATCTGTAGAAAAGAATTTAAACAGGGCTGGAAGAAAGCCAGGAGTGCCTAATAAAGCCACTCAGGAGGCTCGTGAAGCCGTTAAAGCTATTCTTGATAGCAACCTACCTTATATTCAATCGTGGATTCAAAGCACCGCAGAAGGCATCTTTGACGATAAGACTGGAAAGTGGATTGTTCAGCCTAATCCAGCTAAGGCTTGTGAGATTGTTCAGAATTTAGTTGAATACTCTGTTCCTAAACTAGCCCGCACAGAAGTTGTGGGTGATGAGAAAGCTCCTCAACGCTTGGTGGTGTCTTGGAAGAAATAGTCCAAGAGGTAGAACTAGACTACCAACCTCGAAGCGTATTTTTAGATTTCCACGATAGAACTCAGCGTTGGGCTGTGATTGTCGCCCATCGTAGGTGCGGTAAAACGGTCTCTTGCATCAATGATTTAATCTATAAAGCACTAATTGAGGGCAAAGAGGATGGTCGCTATGCCTATGTTGCACCATATTACAGCCAAGCAAAAAATATCGCATGGGACTACCTGTTAAGGTTTAGTCAGCCAGTATTGGCTAAAGCCAATCAATCTGAACTATGGGTGGAACTAATAAATGGAGCAAGAATTCGTCTCTTTGGCGCTGATAATCCTGATGCTTTACGAGGCCTTTACCTCGATGGGATTGTGTTAGATGAGTATGCAGATATGCGACCTCGTATTTGGGGCGAGATTATTCGGCCTTTGCTGGCAGACAGACTTGGATGGGCAGTTTTCATTGGAACGCCTAAGGGTCATAATGCCTTCTGGGAGCTATACAACACCGCTTCTAACGACCCAAACTGGTATTGCAAGACCCTAAGAGCTAGTCAGACTGGATTGTTGGCTAAGTCAGAGCTTGATGACGCTGCCAAATCCATGACCCAAGACCAATATTTGCAAGAGTTTGAGTGCGACTTTGAATCAGCCATCATTGGTGCTTACTACGGTAAAGAAATGCGCCAGCTTACCGATTTGGGCAGGATTACAAAAGTTGAGCATGACCCAATGTATAAAGTTTTCACAAGTTGGGATTTGGGGTACAGCGATGATACAAGTGTGTGGTGGTGGCAGACGGTAAGAGGAGAAGTCAGATTCCTTGAATATCATGGAAGCAATGGTCAGCCTGTCAGTTTCTATACAGGACTCATTCAAAGTAAAGCTGCCGAGTTTGGCTATCAATATGGGCTACATTATCTGCCCCACGATGCAAGAGCAAAAACACTAGCATCTGGTGGAAAGTCAATAATTGAGCAACTTTCTGCTAAAATTCCGTTAGAATCTATGAAAATAGTGCCGAATTTGTCACTTCAAGACGGAATCCAAGCAACTCGTATGTTATTGATGCGGTCTTGGTTTGACAGCGAAAGGTGTAATGATGGAATCGAAAGCCTCAGACAGTATCAGCGAGAGTATGACGATGATAGAAAGGTTTTTAGAGACAAGCCTCGGCACGATTGGACTAGCCATGCTGCAGACGCATTTAGGATGGCTGCGGTGGCTTGGCGAGAGGAAGAAAGAATCATGACCAAAGATGACCCAATTAAAGGGTTATTTGTGGGCGAAACTGATGTAACTTTAAATGATATGTGGAAGCAACCAGCAACCACCAACAACAGGAGAATCTAAATGTCTGGCATCCAACTTCCTTACGGAACAACCTACGAATATGTTGCACCATCGACTACTGCTCAAGTTATGGGCAATATGGGTGCAGCAGGTGATGTTTTAGTTCGTGTTATTGCTACTGTAACCACATCTTCAACAAGCACTTTAACCATTATTGATGGCTCTACATCAATTCCATTGATTCCTGCTAATGCAGCATTAGGTGTTTATTCATTAACCGTTGAAGCGCAATCGTTAAATGGCGCATGGAAAATCACAACTGGCGCTGGTGTTAGCGCAGTAGTAGTCGGAAACTTCTCATAAGGCTTTATATGTCCGAATTGCGAGCAGAAGTATCACATACCTACTCAGATTGGTATGACAAGATTATGGCCTATGAAAGGTCATTTAAACTTTGGGAAGCAAGAGTCGATAAGATTCTGAAGAAATACAAAGACGACAGCCGCAATAAAACCAACCCCAATGCTCGCTTTAATATCCTTTGGTCAAATGTCCAGACGATTAGCCCTGCTATCTTTGCTCGCCTACCACGCCCTGATGTAAGCCGTAGATTCAGAGATAACGACCCTATTGGTCGTGTAGCGTCAATGATGCTGGAAAGAGCTTTAGAGTTTGAAATTGAGCATTATGGTGACTATCTAGCCGCCATGAAGAACTGCGTTACAGACCGTCTATTGGGTGGTCGTGGCACAGCATGGGTTCGCTATGAGCCACATTTCAGAGCAAAAGCAGAAAAGCTACCCGAGGATGGTTTTGAGATTACCGAAGTAACTGACACCAAGCAAGCCTATGACCCAAGCTATGTTAATGGCGAAGGTGATGTAGGCAAGCCTCTTGAGGGCGAGATGCCTGAGGAGAATATGCTTGATGAGCCAGGCGAAGTCGAAGAAGAAATTGAATACGAATGTTGTCCAGTAGATTATGTCCATTGGCGTGATTTCGGTCATACCGTAGCTCGCACATGGGAAGAAGTTACCGCAGTATGGCGCAAGGTTTACATGAACCGCACCGCATTGGTAGAGCGCTTTGGCGAAGAACTCGGTCATCAGATTCCTCTTGATACCAAGCCAGAACAGACAGGTAAGTCATACACTAAGAATGACGACCAAGCCTACCAAGCAATGATTTATGAAATTTGGGATGCTGAGACAGGAAAAGTCCTATGGATTAGCAAATCACTCGGCAAAATCCTCGATGAGCGTGATGACCCATTGGAACTTGAGAACTTCTGGCCTTGCCCAAAACCACTTTACGCTACGATTACTACCGATAGCCTAGAGCCAATCCCTGATTTCACCATCTACCAAGACCAAGCCCGTGAACTTGACGACCTATGTGACCGTATTGATGGCTTGATTGGGGCGCTAAAGATTCGTGGTTTATACGATGCCAGCGCATCTGAGCTACAGCGCTTGTTCTCTGAAGGCAATGAGTCTAATGTCTTGATTCCTGTCAAGAACTGGATGGCATTTGCTGAAAAACAAGGCTTAAAAGGCGCATTAGACCTCGTTGATATTGCTCCATTTGCCCAAGCATTGATGTCTTGCTATCAAGCGATGGAGCAAGTTAAGGGTCAAATCTACGAATTGATGGGTATTGCCGATATTCAGCGTGGTCAAACCGACCCAAATGAGACTTTGGGCGCACAAATCATCAAGTCAAACAACGCTGCTGGTCGCTTAAAAACTATGCAACACGCAGTAGTACAGTTTGCTACCGAATTATTGGCTATCAAATCCCAGATTATCTGCAAGCACTTCACCGAAGATACGATTGTCAAGATTTCTGGCGCAATGCAACTGACAGAAAACGATAAGCAGTTGATTCCACAGGCAATGGCGCTGCTCAAAGATGAAGTTAGCAAGAATTTCCGCATTGAAGTCACCACAGACTCGATGATTTACCAAGATGAAATGCAAGAAAAGCAAGACCGCATGGAATTCTTGTCATCTATTGGTGGATTCATGCAACAAGCTATTCCTGCTGCCCAAGCAAGCCCAGAATTAACCCCATTACTGATGGAAATGCTCAAGTTTGCTACTACAGCGTTCAAAGCTGGTAAAGGATTAGAGGGATTGATTGACGAAACAGCCGATAAATTCCGTCAGCAAGCAGCGCAAGCCGAAGGACAACCCAAGCCATTGCCACCAGCTATGCAAATCGAGCAGATGCGCTTACAAGGCAAGCAACAAGAGCTTCAGTTGCAATCTCAGCTTGAAATGCAAAAAATGCAAACCCAAAATGAGTTGGAAAAGGCTAAACAAGAGTATCAAGCCCAAGAGAATCAGCTTAAATTCCAGTTGGAAGCACAGCGCAACCAAGCAGAGTTGGAGCTTGAGGCTAAGTTAGCCCAGATGAAGATGAACATGGAGCGCAATACTCAGGTTCTTCTTGCCCACATCA